ATTAATTCAGCTACGTATGGACTATGAAGATGAGCCTGTAGCACAAACTAAAAGGGTATTTTACTAATGGCCGGTATAGAAGATTTAGAACCATCGATCTCGCGTAAGATGCAGTTCGGCGCTGCACAAGAAACTTATTTGTTAGGTGACTTGTATCGTTTAACGAAAGCAGGACTTGATCCAAATAAAACTATTGAAGATATTGAGCAAGAACGATTAGAAAAGTTATACGAAAAGTTTCCAGAATTCAGAAGTGGTGAGTATGAAAATGATGCTGCGGTATGGACAGGACGTGTTGGTATTATGGCAAGTGATCCTATCTATTATGCAATACCATTTAGCGCTGCAACAAAGTTAACGAAACTCGGTCCACGGTTGGCTGCCTTGAGTGGACTTGGTGCTGCTACAGGTGCAACATCTGGAGCGATTCAAGGTACTGCACGAACTGGTGAGTTCTCACTTGGTGAGGTTGCAAAGAATGCAGGCATCGGTGCTGCAGCTGGTCCTATATTTTATGGTGTTGGTCAAGGACTATCTAAAGTTGGAAAGACAGCTACGAAATTAAAAGACCCAGCATATAGAGATCTTGTTACACCAAATATTTTAAAGACAGATGCACCACGACCAGTGGCAGGTGTTGGTGCTGACGTAGCTCCTGTTGTTGCTGGTAAGAAGTTTAAGTTTACTAAAGATTTTTTTGATAAAGTAACAGCCACAGGGGTAGAGAGAAGAGGCAAATCTTACATTGACGTTAATCAAGCTAATAAAATTCTTAATTATAAATATCAAGGATTACCCGTAAGTGAAATAATGAAAAAAATGAAACTAAAAGAAACTACAGTGCGTAAATATTTAGACAGAGCAAAAGAGGCTGGAGCTAAATTTCCATTAGCCGGAAGACAAAAAATGGAAGCTGACGCAAGGCAAAAAGCGATAGATTATATTAATAAAGTTAATTCTAGGAATGAGTATAGAAGCGTTAAAGATGTTGCAGCAGAACTTGGATATAAAAATCAAAGTTCAATTAATAATATGAAACTTCCTGTTAAATTAAAAACTCCAAAAGAACTTACAGCAGATGGTTTTGATGCTGTAATAAAAGGAGGTAATGTAAAAGTACACGAACTTATAAATTTAAATAAATCAATTAGAAATAAAATTGGAGGAGACTATATTAGTAGAGAAGCAGTTAGTAATAATTTACAAAAACATAAACCATATGTAGATTTACAAAAAAATTTAAAATCAGTTAGTGAAATATTAAAAGGAAACCCTAATGAAATTTCAAAAGGAACAACTTTAAATAAATTTTTAAAAGACAAAGCAGCAGGTAAATATGATCGGTTAGCGTTGTCTAGAGCAAGAGACGAGAGAAGAAGAACTAAATTAAAACCAGTTACAAAATTACAATACGAAAGAGAATTAGCTGGAAGCAGACGTTTGGGTATAGAACTTCATCATGCAGATTCAAAAAGATTTAACGTAACCACTAAAAATTTAATGTATGTTGAAGGAAGAAAAAATAGAGGAGTTATTAAAGCTGCAGAAAATAAAATAAATAAATTGTATGATGAAAGAGAAGCACTAGTTAGAAGTTTTGTGACAACAGGCAAAAAACCAGAAGGGTATGTAAAAAGACTGCTTAAAATAAATGAAGAGGGAGCTAAAATAGTAAACGATCCTAAAATTAAAGGCACGTTAAATTTTCAAGAATTTAATCCTCAAACATTAGATTTTGTAGATAAGGGAGTAGATATTCCTAAAACTTTATTTGGTATGTCAGGAATTGACAGAAATATAAAAGATTTAACTAGAGAAGAAATAAAACAACTAAGAAAGTATGCTCCCCAAAAAAAAGATGGTGGCGCTGTTATGGACTTCTCAAAGTACCGTGATACGTATGCCGATGGCGGTACAGTTATAAAATATAGAACTTTAATGAAAGATCTTGCACAAATAATTTCTTAATGATATTTTAACTATAATTTAAAAGGAGGCCGATATGGCGAATAAATTACGAACAGAAGAATACGGTGGTGGAAAATTTAAAAAACACTACGTAACAATAAAAAGAGGTAAAGGAGCCGGCAAAAGAAAGGCTGGGGTGAAAGCTAAGTATACCGAAAAAAATGGTAAGGTTACTCATAAGTCAGGAAAGATAGCTGGAAAAATAATTGAACATGCTAGAAAAAGAACTTTAGCAGAAAAACTTTTTGCACCACGTAAAAGAACAACTAAAGATGTGTTGGAAGGCAAAGTAGGGAATGAAGTACGTCGTGGGTTAAAATTTAAAACCACTGTTCAAAAGAAAAAATTTAAAAAAAAGAAAAGTAAAGCAAAGTAAAAATTTAGCTTAACAAGTATCGTGACAATGACCGATGACATTCTTGCGTGGTGCGAGAATTATTTAGAGCCCAAGAATGAACATCTAGGTAATGTCCCTGTGTGCCCGTACGCGAAGCGTGCGCGACTTGGTAAAACTTACCGCATACTCGAGTGTACTAACTTTGCAGAGTTTCAAGATACAATTATAGCAGGTGCTAAGATTGCAAAAGAAAAAGATGTGCAGATTGCAATCGTTGCTTGCGATGACATTGGTTATACCCCAGAAGAACTAGCTTCAGTAATAGATATTCTAAACCGTGTTCTAGTACCACAAGACATTTATCTAATGTGCTCACATCCTGAAGACGATGAAGAGGAGGAAGACGTAGAGTTTTTGGACACGGGCGACTGGGAACCAGAAAATTCTTTTATGATGGTGCTGATACAAAAGTTTGACGAACTAGAAAAAGCTAGTGACAATTTACGCAAGACTGGTTATTATGACCACTGGCCTAAGGATTATTACAAGGGCACAGTGTTAAAACGACAATCTTATAGGAGATATCGACATGATGGGAATGAAGAAAAGAGTTAAGCGCGTTATGAAAAGAGGCGGTGGCTCTGCTATGAAAAAACGTGTTATGAAAAGAGGCGGTGGCTCTGCTATGAAAAAACGTGTTAAGATGAAAAAAGGTGGAAAATCTTTTCCTGATCTAACAGGTGATGGTAAAGTTACTCGCAAGGACATTTTAAAAGGACGCGGCGTTAAATTAAAACGTGGCGGCTCTGCAAAGAAAAAGAACAAGTAATTATTGTCTTTAGGGGGATGTGATGACTGCTTGTAAGCATTGCGAGCACGAATGCCATTGTGGTCATGGCGGTTCGTGTAGAACGGACGGGTGCGACTGTTTGAATTGCGAGCATAATGCACTTGATGAATTTTGGAAACAACTAGGAGATAAGAATGCCACTAAACCCAAAAGGTAAAAAGATCTTAAAATCCATGAAAAAAACTTATGGTAAAGATAAAGGAAAACAGGTATTCTATGCTAGTATTAACAAGGGTAAGGTAAAGGGCGTGAAGCGTCCTACGAAAAGGTGATTTAATGGAATTTAAAGATATAATAGAACGTTTTGCTGAAGGGTTAAGCGAACAAGAATTTATAGAGTTCCAAGCAATGTCACCAGATCAACAAATGGAAGTAATGAAACGTGCTGGTGTTATGAGAGATGATATGAACATTGGCGGCCGTGTAGGGTTGGCCCTTGGCGGTGAACCAGATCCATACATGGAAGATTATAGAGACAAAGTAATTCGTGATCCAATATTAGAACCCGGCGATGAAATGATGCCGGACGACGAACAAGGGATAGTTTCAATGTTACAAAATGAACAAGACCCTGAAAGAAAAGTTATGTTAGCCATACAAATTATTCAAAGTATGGGAGACAGAGGAATTGAAATAGTTCAATCAATATTAAGCCCAGAAGAAATTGCAATGGCTGTTCAAGTTATTCAACAAATGGATACAGGTGCTGATCAAGGTATAGATAGCATACAGATGGCTGCTGAAGGCGGCCGTATAGGTTTTCAAGACGGTGGGGATGATTATCAATCTCCTCCTTTTATTGACGACCCTGCTGGAACATTTGACACTGATCCAATGGAATTACGCGAAATAATTGAAAGTGAAGGAACACTAAAAACTGCAAGTAGCATGGGCGATGTATTCATGCAAGCAATGGAAGATTCTTCTGTACTCGAACTTGATTCATGGTTAATGAAATATCAACCGTTTGGTTTAAGAGAAGATGATTATTTTAATTTTAGAACAATGGGACCGCAAGCAAGAGGGCCAGAGGCGACTGAAGGGTTAGCCACATTGAGAGTTTAGAATGGCAATATTAGATAGAGACTTACCGCTTAAAGAACAAATGAAATTTGATATACGAGCGCAAGAAGTAGATGTTATGGACGGCGATCCGCAATTAGATGCTGATGGTGGCGCTACTATAAGTTTTGGTCCATCACAACCTATGATGGGCGGACATAATGAAAATCTTGCTGACAACATGGACGAAGGTGATCTTGATGTAATAGCAAGAGAACTTTCTGATGCATACGAAGGTGACAAAGATTCTCGTGAAGATTGGTCATCAACTTATGCTGAAGGTTTAGATTTGTTAGGCATGAAGTACGATGACCGTACTAATCCTTTTCCCGGTGCATCAGGTGTATCACATCCATTACTTGCAGAATCAGTAACACAGTTTCAAGCGCAATCTTATAAAGAACTATATCCTGCAGGTGGCCCTGTAAAAACACAGATTATGGGTGCAACTAATCCACAAGTAGATGCACAATCTAATCGTGTTAAAGAATTTATGAATTTTCAACTTACCCACGTCATGGAAGAGTACGAGCCCGAACTTGATCAGATGTTGTTTCACCTACCGTTGTCAGGTTCGGCGTTCCGTAAAGTGTATTTCGATAATACACTAGGTAGACCAGTTGCTAAGTTTGTATCATCAGAAGATTTAGTTGTTCCTTATCAAGCAACAGATTTAATGACATGTTCTAGAATTACCCACGTTGTAAAAATGATGGCCAACGATCTACGGAAGTTTCAAGTATCAGGATTTTACCGTGATGTAGAAGTAGGCAATCCACCAGATGATGACCCAAGTTCTGTTCAAGAAAAAATTGACGAACTTGATGGTAAGAAAAAAGTTTACACTAAAGATGATATATACACATTACTAGAAATACACACTGATCTTGATTTACCAGGATATGAAGATGTCAATCAGGCAGGCGAAGAGACTGGAATTAGTTTACCGTATATTGTAACTATAGAAGAAAATTCAAATGAGGTTCTATCAATAAGAAGAAACTGGAATGAGCAAGATCCACTTAAAACTAAAAAACAATATTTCGTACATTACAAATTTTTGCCTGGTCTTGGCTTTTATGGTTTTGGTCTCATTCATATGCTTGGTGGTCTCACAAAAACCGCAACATCTATATTACGACAGCTTATCGATGCAGGCACACTCGTCAATTTACCAGCCGGATTTAAAGCTCGCGGGCTTAGAATCCGTGATGATGATCAACCATTAACTCCTGGAGAGTTTAGAGATGTTGACGCTCCTGCTGGAGACATTCGTAATTCATTAGTACCATTACCTTACAAAGAGCCATCTGCAACTTTGTTTAACTTACTTGGTTTTGTAACTGAAAGTGGTAAATCATTTGCAGCTGTTGCTGACATGAAACTTGGTGAAGGTAACGAAGTAAATCCTGTTGGTACAACGATGGCGTTACTAGAGCGCGGCATGAAAGTTATGTCTGCAATTCATAAAAGAATGCATTCAGCACAAGGTAAAGAATTTAAATTATTGTCAAAACTTTTTGCAGAAACTTTACCACCAGTTTATCCGTATCAAGTTGTTGGTGGCAATCAAGCAATTAAAGCACAAGATTTTGATGCACGTATTGATGTAATACCTGTATCTGATCCAAACATTTTTTCAATTACACAACGTGTAACATTAGCGCAACAACAATTACAATTAGCACAAGCTGCACCACAAATGCATAACGTACACGAAGCATATAGAAGAATGTATGAAGCAATGGGTGTGCAAAACATTGAAGCAATTTTACCACCACCACCGCAACCACAACCAAAAGATCCAGCAACAGAAAATGCAGACCTTCTTGCAGGTATGCCGGCGCAAGCGTTTCAAGGACAGAATCATGATGCTCATATCGAAGCACACTTTTCTTTAATGTAT